TTAATGGTCCTGTAGTTCTGAATCCTAAAGGGTTGAATCTGAAATCAGGAAATCCACTATTCTTGAATCCCATAGTAACACCTCCTTATTGAGCATACCAAGTTCCTTCGTAAAATACATACCATGTTCCTGTATCTACTTCTAGTGCTATTCTTCCGTTTGGAATACCATCAGTAGGCTTTGTGTCTGTTGATAAGTAAATACTAAAACTTCTATCATCTGTTAATTGAATGTACATATTAACCCTCCAATTCTTTCAATATATCTTTCTTCTTCATTCCTACAGCCGATTTACCTGTTTTGTCAGCGTATTTAATTTGTAGTTCTTTGTATCCTAAATCTTTTAGATCTTCTTCTACAACATCAAATTTAGCCTTAAGTTTGTTAATGTCGCTTTTAGTTAGCTTAGATTCATCAATATCAGCATAGCCTTTATCATCAAATTTAAACCATTGTACGACATACCATCGACCGAATCTGTTAACCCTTCTGTTAACTACTCGATTAGGTACTTTGCTTTTTAGTTTCATATTTCCTCCTAAATAAAAAGAAGGTAGAGGTTAAACCCCCACCTCCTAAGTGTTTATTAATCAGTTAATGATTTTGGTAATTCGATTACTTCAAATGTTACGTTAGACTCTGTACCACTAAATGCTGTACCGTCAGGGTCTAATACTTCGATTGTAACCTTTTGAGTAGCTGGGTCTTTGTAATACATCGATTCCAAAGCACCGATATACTTAACTTCGTTTTGTGCTACCGATACTACTAAGTTATCAGCTTGCTCTCCACCAAAGCCGTTAGTTTGTACTGTAACACCTGCTGTGTTTGCATCTGCATTAGCAACACGGATTACAATGTTTTCATCTGATCTTTCATATACGATAGTTTGAGAAGCTGCACCTGCATCAGCAGTTACATCTGCACTACCACCGTTTCTTACTGTTAATACATTTGTTAAATCAGCCATTAATACTTTCCTCCTATTCTATTAATTAAATTGTAGTCTCAGCTGCTGTTTTAAGCACTAGTGTAACCATTTCTCTAGGCTTAACTGTCTTAGCACCATACACGTGTAAACCCTTTTGTGCTTTAGAAAAGCTTGACTCAGGTTCGTAAATTGAAGTTTTCATGATTTGTTGAGCGTATGCGATAGCTTGCTTAGTTCTCATAACGCATGTAGCTTGTACGATATCTTGATCTGTTCTTACTTGAGGAATGTTATTAGAAACATAAACCATCATTCCTAGCAATTGAGAGTAAGTACCTTTAGTAATCATATCGCCATTATCTTGTTGGTTAAATACGATATTAGCAAGTACACCTTTAGTAAACGCTGCAGGGTTAAGTTCTAAACAAATTTCTTCGTCTTCTGCGTTGTTTTCCATTAAGTACTCTTTAGCTGCCATCATAGTTGAATAGAAGTTACCTGTAGTTAAAGATAATTCTGTTACAGTGTTTCCACCTTCTGAGAATTTACCAGCTACAAATGCTTCAGATGCGTTCTTTAATCCGATGATAGCTTTTCTATTAGCTTCTGAGAATACACCGTCTGTAGCTTGTTTTTCGTCTACATCATCAAGGATATAAGCGAAGTATTTAGCTTCAGTAATCTCTAACATTCTAGATTCATCTTTGATTTCTTCAGGTGTAATTACTGTTACGTTTGGTACGTAATCGCCGATAGTTGGTTCGTTAATAGAGTTAATCTTAACTTTAGATCCAACACCTTTGATTTCTCCTGACCAATCTTGCGAACAGTTGTTAACAAGAATTTGTTTCTTATCTAATTCCTTTAAAATTTTCTTTGACCATAATACGGGTTTAAAATTATTTACTGCCATGTTTTAGTCCTCCTAACCAAAATATTTGATTCGTTCTAACATCTCCCAGTTCTTATCGGCCCACTTCTCTTGCTCTGAATCACTCATACCATCTAACAACTTGTTAACTTGTTTAGGTGTTAAGTCTTGATTTGCTTTAGCAGATTGTTTAGCGATATCACCAGTAGATGTTTCTTTATTTTTAGTCACCTTTTTCAAAGTGTCCTGTTCCGTCTTGAACTTAATTTGTTCTAACATATAATCTTGATATGCTTCTTTTAATGATTCACCATTCTTGTAAGCTTCTACTACTACTTCAGGTAAATTATCAGGATCAATGTTATTGTCGAATACACCTTTTTCAACTTTGCCTTGGTGCCAATCTAGAAACTTGTTAATTTCTTTTGATTTAGCATCTGTTTGATTACCGTAAGTTTTACCTACATAATCTTCTGCAGCTTGCCTAGCAGCATCTTCTGACATACCGTTGTTGATGTAATCATTCATTTTCTCGTTGACTTTGATAGCTTTAACAAAATCATTGCCATCTTCGAAACCTTGTCCCTTCATCCACTCATCAGCCCATTTATATAAAGGATTGTTTAACTTCTCCTCATATTCACTAGCTTTCTGTTTGTACTTAGGTAAAGCACTTCCTGATTGTGCAGCTTCCATTAGTTCTTCTAATGATTCAAATGATTTAAACTCTTGTTCTCCATTCTTGTTCTTGTTGAATGGTACTTTAAATCTTGATAGAAATTCTTTGTTCGCTTCACTGTAATCAGGTTCTTCGGATTCTGCTGTTTCTTCTGTGTCAATTGGCGTATTTTCACTAGTGTCTACATCTTCTTCCGGTGTTACATCTTCTACGAAATTTTCATCGTTAAAGAGTTGTAAATTAAATCTTTCAATAGTCATTGGCATATGACTCCTTTCTTGTTTGATCCTTGGCATAGGATATAAATATATAAAAACGCCACTACAATTAAGTAATGGCGCTCTAGGCACTCTTTAGTGTAATTCTATTTTGTTGTAATAACCACACTTGCACTTTATTTCAATAATTGTTTCGCCGTAAACTCTATCAGATGTATCTTTAACTTTCGCTATTACCTTGTTGCACTTTTTACATCTTAGTTCACGCATAACCCCTCCGTATCATATTTGATTGACAATACAGGGAATTGTAATTCCATAAAAACGTCTATTAGCGTCTTAGTGCTTATAATCTTCATATGAGGGTATTTATCCCTTAGAGACTCTATAGCCCTCTGATAAGGATTAACTTCATTGTACTCGGTTATTTCCTCTGTTTCTTGTACTAATTCATATGTTTCTTTAATCATTAACGCATGTTTAATCATATTCACCTCATTTTACCATAAAACCGAACGTTTTACAAATATACTATTAATCATTCGCCTTTACTTCTTCAGTATATGGAATAACTCTTATTTTATATCCGTTTATTGTTTCTGTTTTTTTATCACAGATACTAGCAATAATTTTATTGTTATCAGTTTCGTCATATATTTCTATACCACAAATCTTTTTACCTTGATATTCCATCTAAACCTCCTGATTCATAGCAGTTCTTATAGTTTTAGCTATCTGTTTAGGATTTGTTAAATCAGTACCTGAATATATCTCACAATCAGGATTTACACAAACAAGCTTTTGAACGCATGTAACTGTTTCTGTATCTTTAGGTGATTCCATTTTAGAACTAGATACCCACAAATCTTTTTCGCAGTATTCACATTTCATTATTGACCTCCTAACAAGTTGTTAATAAACTCTTTCTTTTCTTCCGTAGGCATCTCTGCAAACTGTTGTTGTACTTCAGGCGGTTGTGAAGATATTGCAATTGACATTAATTGATTTAACATAGCTTCGTTTTGATTCTCTTGTACTAATCCATCTTGATCCTTGATTAAGTTCTCAGGTAATCTTTCTAAGACTTGATTTGGTTCAGTGATAATTTGCATAGTCCATAAATCTTTTAATGCTTGGAATGATACAATTTCAGACCATTGTTGAGACGGTCCTACATCTACAGTAGTATTTAAGTTAATATCTGCAAAGTCTGTACCAGTAAATTTAACTTCGTTTCCTTCTTCGTCTGCTACAACTCTAGTAATGTTATACTTCTTCTTGTAAAACTCTTCCCAAATTAAACCAACGTCTTTAACATATCTCTGTAATCTACGTTTATATGATTCGATAGGAATGGTAGCCTGTTTGATCTGAGTCATTAATGCAGCTGCGTTCTCAGGTCTAGCTTCGCCTTTTATATTCTCGTTAACACCTGCTAAGTCTTGTGTACGTCTGATTGCATCATCAATACTCTTATCAACATCTAGTGTCATTGCTGTAGGTTGTACAAAAGTCATAGCGTTACTGATTTGTGTTTGTGGTGCTACTTTAACTTTATTTACTCCACCGATTGCATTTGTGAATGAGTTAATCATATTCTCATTGACTAATACTTTAGGTACTGCCATTAATACAGCGTGTAAATGTCTTGCAGCAGCTTGTGTGTTAGCTACCTTTTGATTCTCAATATATCTAGTCATTTCAGCTTCAGCATATATAAAGTTCTTTCTAAGCTTATAAGGGAATATAGCGATTGGTAATAATTCTAATTCAGTATCAAACCATTCTTCTACTACTACATCTCTAAATGACTCAGATTTATACCATACACCTTCTTTTTTCTCAAAGTTGATTAATAGTGTAGTAAGTTTATCACCTTTACCAGTTGACTCGTCATTCTCTGACTTTTCAAACGCTCTGTAACTTCTGCCTTCATCATCAGCAACAATCTGTCTTACTTGATCTTCGGGTACATCTTTACTCTTAGCATACGCTCTAGCATCACTAACCGTCATATCTACAGTAAGTTTAACTTTAGTTTGCATTTGAATATCTGTTTCAATAGGATTAGCAACGTATAAATCAATTGAATTAATAGTTTTACCGTTGATATCTCCGTCTGTAGAATACTTATTACCTGTTTGAATAGTATCATCCCACCACCAATAAGAAACGCCTAGACCTTGAATAGATCCATCATACACTACCATTTCATTCATAGTGTTAACATCTAGTCTATCCCAGTTTTGCTTATCAGCCAAGTTAAAGGCTTCAATAGCTTCTTGAGTTTTCTCGTGTTTGTCATCAACCTTATTAGCACGTCTACGCATACTTAACTCATTAGCGAGTATAGATGCATTCTTAACCTCTTGTGTCTGACCTATCATGTTGTATGTGGTTTGCTTAAGGTTCTTAGATTCTACTCCATCCCAGTGAATACCCACAACAAACTTTTCATTCTCTCTTGCAATATCGTATAAACCATTAGATGATTTGTAGTTACGATAATCTTGAAGACTCTGAAATTCTTCGTTAGGCTTCAGTTTCATTTCTTTAGGCACGTTACACCTCCAATCCTAAATCTCTACTTAATTTATTAGCCTTTTCCATTGCTTCATTTTGTTTCTTTACCATTTCTTGTTGTAGTTCTAAGTATTTAGCGCTATCTTCTTTATTCATGGTCTTAGTTATTTCTATTTTACCTTTGCCTAGATAATAACCAATAAATAAAGCTACTAGCATTAATACAATAATGTTTAGTATTAGCATTAGTCCTCCTTAATAAAAATCACCACATAATGTGTTATCGTCTTTTTTCTTCTTGCCGAAGAATGTATCATAACCAATCTGTTCTCTTTCGACTTCTCCATAAAAGTAAATCATTTGTGATATTGCTTGCGTCATACTATCAACACTATCGTCATGAGTACCATTAGGGAAAGCGTACCATTCTTGCAACATCGATTGAGTAAAGCTTTTGTTTCTAGGTAGTTTAACATTACTTACTAGATAAGGTAATACAGATTGAACTCTTGATTCTTTACCACCTAATGGATTAACTGGTACTATTCCTGTAAGTTCTTGTGACAACACGTTTATAATAGCAGAACCGTTTGCTTTATCCTCTACAAAGATCATACCAATATTAGGATATTGTGCTTTAAAGTTCTTAATCGCTTGTAACGTTGCTAAGAAATCCATTCTAGCATTCATGTTATCTACTAAGTAAAAACTATTTCTAGCCTTACCCCATATCTGTATATCTACTTTATCACTTTT